AGCGTTGGACGAACAATGTAGACAACTGCAACCACTTGGCCGCTGGCCGGCTATTATGAATGTGAGACCGGGAACATTTGAAAGCGATATGGGCGATCGAGTTGAAGGCAAGAAGATGGATATTCAATCTGCTGCTAGCGTTATAATGTACGCATTTGACAACTGCGATAAAATTATTATAAGAGATATTGTATATGAGTCCATTTGACTTTATTAACAGCGTCACGCACAACAAGCAAGATTTGTTGAAGGATGGTGCTTTAGAATCGGATTACGTCCCGTTTGTCGTCAATAAATCTCTGTCGTACTTTGCTGATACTATTCTCTATGCCAATGAGATGAACAAGGTTAGTATTGATAATAAACTCCAATACCACTATCTTCTAAATACTATTCGACCTGCAAAAAGGTTTGCAAAGTGGGTGAAACGTGAAAATATAGAAGATGTTGCGGCAGTTAAACAATTTTATGGTTACAGCACAGAAAAAGCAACTCAAGCACTGACTATACTTTCGTCGGACAACATACACTACATAAAACAAAAATTACAACGTGGTGAAGACAATGACCAAACTCGAATCGCTAGTAGAGGTGAAACTCAAGATTGATGAAGATTTTCTCAAAGTAAGAGAGACGCTTACAAGGATTGGTGTTGCATCAAAAAAAGAACAGCGACTGTTTCAGTCATGTCACATTCTTCATAAGCAAGGTTTATATTACATTGTTCACTTTAAAGAGTTGTTTGGTTTAGATGGTAAGCCCTCTAACTTCTCAGAGGAAGATATAGGTCGTAGAAATACAATAGCCAACTTGATTGCAGAGTGGGGTCTTGTTACTCTCGTTGATACTCAAAAGAGTAAAGAGCCTGTCGCTCCCATGTCACAGATAAAGATCATCCCGTTCAAAGAAAAAGATGAGTGGGAGCTAGTAACCAAATACAACATTGGTCGTAAAAACTAATCTACTTACCAGGTCGTATACGCTCTTTAATTTTCTTCTCACAAACATAATTATTGGTCATCGAGGTTTTATAAAGTGAGGATGTCGATCCCTCACACTTGTACTCGCATACGTGCATTCCTTGAGGCGTAGTAGATTCCCGTACAAGAGTACAAGAAGCTACTATTGGATTCTTGTTTGTTGTTTTTGGTTGAGTAGATGTTGGCGGAGAGACGTTAATACTGATCTTATATTTGTCAGGCACTATAGGAATAGCTATAGCAACAGCTGCTACAACATACCAAACAATCTTATTTGACATTATTCCCCAGTGAATAAGGCTACTATACCTAGTACTCCCGCTGCAACGAGAAGAAGGAATATGTACAATATTAAAATAAACTTGCCAAAACCAACCCTATCAAATACCCATTCTAAAAATGTGTATCTATTTTTCTTCATTTGGTGTTATTAGTTTTCTGTTTTGTTCGTAATTCTTTTCATCAAGATACCGGATCGCTTCAAGAATCTTTTCTTTTCTAAGTTTTTTTTCTGCTTCTAGCTCTTGCTGATAAGTTCTCTGTTCTAATTCTGGCCATCTTCTCTTTTTATCAAAGTGGATCCAGGTAAATAAAAGTCCCATTATAATAAACAAAACTATTATTCCGATGATGAGTGAAATTTCTAGTGAGAGAGTTTCCATTCGTTTAGCTCTCTTGGCCGCTTTGATTGCATCTTCTTTTTCTTTAACTTTTCTTGCAACCTTTTGTTCTTCTATAATTTGCACACGCATTTGTTGGAATCGTGTCCACAAATCTTTCAATTCTGCTGGTACGTGGTAAATCATCTGCTCACGTAATTCAACTTCCATCTGCTCAAGTCTGGAACGAATCAGTACACGCTGTAGTGCTCTACGGCTTAGTGATATATCACCTGTATAAACTTCTTTTGATTTTCTTTCTTCTTCGTAGAACAACTCTTCAATTTTGTCCATTGCATCAAAGAATGTTCCTAACTGGTCTCCGATGATAGACATGATATCATTGGGATCTTTCGAAAGATTTTCTTTTACTTCTTTTTTCTTTTGTTCGAACTGTTGTTTCTGTTCTTTGGTCGGTGGCTTACCCTCAGTCTGCTTAGCAAACTGCTTTTCCATATCTTGTATAACACCTTTTACATCACCAGCTGCACTTTTTATGTCTTTGTAAAGTTGACAGCCCTTTTTTATGGCTGCAACTGCCCCGTTTGCAAGGGCCAGCAGTGTTAGCGGATCCATGTGCTTTCTTTATAGAACCAGTAACTATTTAGTTAATGTTGACCATAACGTTATTGTGGTGTACAATAGTCAAATGATTACATTCTCTCCTACTCCAGATGGCTTTGTCTTTACTAATTCCGAAGGTGCAATTGCACTTGGTGTACAAGAAAGCGAAGGTTTTTTTCTAGTTCATAAAGAAAATATGACTAAATTTAATAATGCTATGCAAGCATATGTACATTTGAGATCAATATATGAGCCTAAAATAGCAAGTCCTCGTATTATGGAAGTGTTTACTAAACCTTCTAGACCCGTTGATAACATGGGTCGTTTCAAAGATAATCCCAATCTCATTAATATGCCTAAAGAGGTTTTTCATGCCAATCTTCCTAATTGATACCACTAGTACATTTCGTATGAAGTATGCGATCGAAGCACAAACGTTGGAACATGCTTACGATGAACTCGTAATGTCAGAACACAATCGTGACTTCGAAGAGATCTCACAGCGCCATCTTGGTGAGCAAATTATCGATGGTCGTGAGATAACATATGAGGAGTTGCAAAAAGAACTTGAACGTCTTAAACAAAATAAAGAAGAGCTATGTTCTCACTGGATGGGCGACAAACTAATTCACAAGATAGATTACAATGAAGATACAGATAGTCAGTGACTTGCATCTTGAGTTCGGGGATATTGAAATCCCTAATGCTGGTGCTGATGTCCTAATCCTGTCAGGTGACATTACTGTCGCGGCTGACTTAGAGATGCCTCAAAGTTTAACGACAGAGAACACACAAAACCTGTTTAAACAGGTTTGTAAGGATTTTAAAAATGTTATTTACATTCTTGGTAATCATGAGCACTATCATGGGAATTATGCTTATACCTATGACGTACTCTCCCGTCAGTACGCGCATCTTTCTAATTTACATATACTCGACACTCACAGTGTGGTTATCGACGATATTGTGTTTGTGGGTGGTACGTTATGGACAGATTTCTACCGTAATGACCCAGTAGTAAAATGGGATGCACAAAGGATGATGAACGACTACCGTGGTGTTTATAACGGTGAAGTGGCAATTGGTGATCCGGGTTGCAAATTTCATCCGGATGATGCTATCATGTATCACAAAAACATGCTCGCATATATCGATGCTATGTACATCAAAGAGACATGGAGTCCAGAGTCACCTCGTAAGATGGTGGTTGTGGGTCACCATGCTCCATCGTTCCAATCTATCAGTGGACGGTATGTTGGTGATAAATTGAACGGTGCCTACGCATCCGATCTAACTGACTTCATTATCGAACATCCAATGATCAAACTTTGGACACATGGTCATATTCATACGTCTTCTGACTACATGATTAACACGTGTCGTGTCGTTGCAAACCCACGTGGTTACCATGGGTACGAGGAAAATCCCGAGTTCGATCCAGCAAAGATTGTTGAAGTATGACAGATTGGAACAAACGATTTTTAGATCTAGCCGGGCACGTAGCCGGCTGGTCTAAAGATCCTTCAACTAAAGTTGGTGCTGTTATTGTCAATGACGATAAGCAAGTGCTCGGTCTTGGATACAACGGGTTTCCTCGTGGCGTTCATGATTGTAAGGAAAGATATAATGATCGGAATCTGAAACTGCAATTTGTCGCACATGCAGAGCGTAATGCATTGGATAATACAGCAGATGTTAGAGGCGCTACTCTTTACAGTACTCTCTTCCCATGTACCGACTGTGCAAAAGGAATTATCCAACGTGGTATCAGATGTGTTGTCACAACACAACCAAATGAAGTACAATCAAAGCGGTTCAACTTCGAAACGTCAAAAATTATGTTTGATGAGGCTGGTGTTGAGCTTTTGTTGTTATAAATAATTGAGCCTACGCCTTTTAGGGTAGGTTTTTATTCACTCGCTTATTAAAGGAGCAAACTATGCTATTATACGCAGACATGGCTATCGACGCCATTCAATCATCCAAGACATCTTGGCTCAAAACGTTCGTCACTGACGAACAAGTCCGTAAACCCCTCCAACAATTTGTTGATGCACAGACCTTGTTTACCAAGCAAGTCGCTAAGACTTACTGGGACGTGACAGGCGCTGCAGCAGAAGTAGCGGTATCAAAATTATTTACTGCTAAGAAGTAATTGGGAGGTTAATTATGACACATCTATCAGTATTCGGTCCTGGATTCAAGGACTTTGATCGTTTCTTTGTTGGTTTTGATGATCAGTTTAATCGCATTGCAAAAATGCATGATGACCTGACAAAAAATATTCCTAACTATCCTCCATACAATATTAAGAAAACTGGCGATAACACATACGTTATCGAAATCGCCGTGGCCGGTTTTGCGAGGCAGGATATAGAAATTGAACTCGATGGTGGCAATATGGTCATTAAGGGTAGTGCCAAGAATGAAGAAGAGGAAAACAGTTTCTTGTATAGAGGAATTGCCAACCGTAACTTTACTCGTACATTCGCTCTTGAAGATCAGATTGAAATTAAAGATGCTGAAATGTTTAATGGTATGTTAAAGGTTTTCCTTGAACGTATTATTCCTGAGCATAAGAAGCCAAAGAAAATTGAAATTAAAGCTGATAAAAAAGCAGAGAAGCAGTTACTCACAGAAAGTTCACAAGACTAATGTGACCGCGCCGGCCTCCGTGCCGGCATTTTTTTGTTCAAAAGACATATGGGTACAAACATGCATATAGAAAATTTATGGGAGTGGGTTCGTAAAACTTTTGCTCCTTCCTATCAAGAGCAAATTGATCATTACTTTCAACATTGTGTTGATGGTGCAGACGTAGAACGTACGTTGCAAACTTTACAAAGAAGAGGTATGCTATGAAGAAATTCTTTTCCGCTTGCTGGGACTTCCTTGTTGAATACAGTGATGCAAGAGCACAGAACAAGTTGAGACAATACTATTGATTGTTGCTTTTCTTTGTTGTGTGATATATAATACCTTCTATGAAATTTTACACACACGTATTTAAAGCATTTAATAAGATCTACGTCCGTGGATATGAAGACGGACGTAGATACCAAGACATCATCGATTATGCACCGTATACATTTGTATTGACGGATAACTCAGGAGAAGAAGGATACAAAACTCTTGACGGGAGAGGTGTATCTAAAGTACCTCATGGATCCATGAGAGATGCTGCACAACACATAAACGAGTACAGAAACACTGAAGGTTACAAGATGTTCGGGTATGGTCCCGAATCGTTTCATTATCAGTATATGAATGATACGTTTCCTGGTGAGGTCAACTATGACCCGACTCTCATAAGCGTTGTTACACTTGATATTGAAACCGACTCAGAAGGTGGATTCCCTAATATCAGGACTGCTGATAAGGCACTTACTGCAATTACTATCCGTAAGAATCAAAACGCTATTACGTTTGGTCTCCAACCATATACGCCTGAGCTTAGCTATGTCTCTTATGTTGAGTGTGTAAGTGAGAGGGATATGATTGAGAAGTTCCTCAATGTGTGGCGTTCGGATGCATGGATGCCTGACGTTGTTACTGGTTGGAATATTGAATTCTTTGATATTCCCTATTTGATAAACCGTATCACTCGGTTGTTCGATGAGAAGATGGCAAAGAGACTATCACCGTGGAATCTCTGGGAACAAAGACGTGATCCTAATGCTGGACCATCAGCTCGGACAACAACAAAGGATCCATCAACTCCTTCCAATACCGTTGAGTATATGAATATACCTGCCGGTATTAATGTCCTTGATTATCTACAACTATACAAGAAGTTCTCTTTTCAAAACCAGGAAAGTTTTAAACTCGATCATATTGCATTTATTGAGTTGGGTGAACGTAAACTTGACTACACCGAACTTGGATTTGAAACACTAGACGAGTTCTATAAAGGCGACTTTCGTAACTATATTAACTATAACATTCGAGATGTAGACTTGGTGTATAGGCTTGACCAGAAGATGAAGTTACTCGATCAAGTGTATGCTATTGCATATGACGGCAAAGTCAACATGATTGATAGTCTCACCACCGTGAGTATGTGGGATATTATTATTCATAACTACCTTTTTGAACGCAAGATTGTTGTCCCTCTTAAAGAGCGTGGTAACAAGCCACGTCAGATTGAAGGAGCGTATGTTAAAGATCCTAAGACTGGAATGTACAAATGGGTTGTATCGTTTGACCTGAATAGTTTATATCCACATCTAATCATGCAATATAATATTTCACCTGAGACATTGAAAGGTCAAATGCTTGAGTATGATCTTGCGATTACATCACGTAGCGTTGATATGTTTTTGGATGGTGAGCTTGACCGTACCCGTTCAACCGATGAGGTCACGAATACATATGAGGCAATCAAATCTCAGATGGATGGTTTGGTTGAACATGATATTGTTGAACAAACAAAGCAAGACCTGATCCTTAAGCAAGCAGACTACTTCCTTCGTTTTGACACAATCAAAGATGTCCTCAACAAACACAATTGTACAATAACACCAACAGGTTGTTTGTTCGATAAAACGAATCGTGGATTTCTTCCAACGCTAATGGAAAAGATGTACAACGATCGTGCAACGTGGAAGAAGCGTATGCTTGTTGCAAAGAAAGCATACGAACAAACACCGACTCAGGCTCTTACTAATGAGATTGCTCGTTGCCATAACATGCAGCTTGCTAAAAAGATTCAATTGAACTCTGCTTATGGTGCTTTGTCTAATCAGTTCTTTAGATGGTTTGATAATAGGTTGGCCGAGTCTATTACTAAATCGGGACAGCTATCTATTCGTTGGATAGAACGGAAGATGAATGAGTATCTCAATAAGTTGTTGAAAACAGATGATTGTGATTATGTAATTGCTATTGATACGGACTCGATGTATATTACGTTAGATAAACTTGTTGATAAGGTGTATGGCCCAGCTGTTAAAAAAATGTCACAAGAACAGATCGTCGAGTTTATTGATCGTGTGTGTCAAACAAAGTTTGAACCTTTCATTGATCAGTGTTACCAAGATCTTGCGGACTATGTCTCTGCTTATGAGCAGAAGATGAAAATGAAACGTGAAGCAATTGCAAACAAAGGAATATGGACGGGCAAGAAACATTACATTCTTAATATGTGGGATCTAGAAGGTGTCCGTTATAGTGAGCCAAAACTCAAGATTGTAGGAATTGAATCTGTTCGTTCGTCTACACCTGCCTCATGTAGAGAGAATCTGAAGAACGCTTTCTATATTATTATGAACAAGGAAGAGAACGATCTTCAACAGTTTATTAAGCAATATCGCAAAGACTTCAAGAAGTTACCATTTGAAGATGTTGCTTTCCCACGGAGTGTGAGGGGTCTTTTACCAAAAGATGTATACGTTGGCGGTGTACTAACTCAGAAATCATATAACACAGGTACACTCAATTTCCTTAAAGGAACGCCAATCCATGTAAAGGGTGCTTTGATATATAATCATCTGCTTCGAATAAAACAACTCGGAGCAAAATATGTACCAATTGGTGAAGGCGAGAAGATTAAGTTTTGTTATATCCTCGACTCATCACCACTACCTACAAACGTTATTGCAACGCCAGGAAAGCTTCCCAAAGAACTGGGAATGGACAATTACCTAGACTATGATACTCAGTTTGATAAAGCATTCCTCGAGCCGTTGAGAACAATTATGCAAGCTATACAGTGGGAAGAACAAAATGACCAGCAGACAATCGATAACTTCTTTTGATGATGATGATTTCGGATTCACGATCATCGATGAAAAAGAACTTACATCTATCGCAGAAGAAGAAAAAGAAACACACCACACTGAAATAGAAGTGTTGACAACAAAGCTTCAACAGATGTATGATGCAGTTATACCTCTTCTTAAGAACCTTAATGCAAATCCGGATATGGATATTATTAAATGGCCCAACCGGAGTCAGAAAATTAGTCAGTTTAAAACAAAGCTCGACGGTATTGGTAGCACGTATATAAAGAAAAAAACCTTATGATAACCGTTATAACAGACTTTCCTGTTGCATATGAGAGTCATGATCACATAGAACCAAAAGGTACTATGGTCGACAACACACATAAGCCAGAATTTGTGGCAAGACTCAATGAAATTTCTGATGGTATAAAAATTATTCTTGCTGATCTTGGTTGTTCTGGTGGAGGGTTAGTAAAGGATATGCTTGATGATGGACATCAGGCGGTAGGTATAGAAGGTAGCGATTACTCCTTGAAGCAAAAAAGAGCAGAGTGGGCAACTATACCTGATAACCTTTTTACGGCTGATATTACAAAACCTTTTTTTGTTGTTGATGAAAACAAAGTTACAGGGCTATGTGATGTTATTACAGCATGGGATGTGCTCGAGCATATTCCAGAAATTGATATCTCTGGTTTAATTATGAATATCCGTAATAATTTGAAAGTCGGTGGTTTGTTTATTTGCAGTATAGCAACATTCTTAGATGAGCCACATCATGTAACATTGCGGCCAAAAGAATGGTGGCTTAAAGAGTTTGCAAAATTTAAGTTAATACCGTGCACCGATGAGTTATTTACAGAAGATCAAATGGTAAGACAATCATCATTTTATTTAACTTTAATAAGGGTCTAATATGAAAGATTTTGAAGTACATCCAATTGGTACAACAACAGAGCTTAGATTGTCACGAGCTCTTGCAGATGCAATTGGACAAGAGCATGATCAATTTCGCACGATATCACCATCAATAATGGTAGCATACAACAGATTATATGATCATTACATGAAACAAATAGAAATGGAGCAAGATAGATGAAAACACCTAAAATCGAAAAGTATGCAGAAGCGCCTTACAAGCAAGGTTATGATCAGGCTTTTGCAAATCAGAAATATTCAAACCCCTATTTAAAAACTGAAGGCCAAGAAGCTGATGCGGATGACTTTTTACGTGGGTATTCAAATTGTAAGGAAGAACTTGTTGGAGATTTAGCGGATGAGTGAATTTTTTAAAATGTTGGTGAAAGAGCTTAAAGATGAAGATACTTCTATGGCCTCTGACGGCATTGGTAGCGCTGAGTTTGGGGGGTTTATTGATACTGGTAGCTACGCTCTCAATGCTGTTCTCTCGGGTAGCCTCTATGGTGGCGTACCTGATAATAAAGTTACTGCTTTTGCAGGAGAGTCCGCTACTGGTAAGACTTTTTTCATTCTTGGGGTCGTCCGATCCTTCCTTGAAAAAAATCCAACCGGAGGAGTAGTCTACTACGACACTGAAGCTGCAATCACCAAATCAATGATGGATGATCGTGATATTGATACATCGCGTGTTATTATTGCAGAGCCCGATACAATTCAAAAGTTCAAAACACATGCGTTGAAGATGATTGATGCATATGATAAACAGGATGAGAAAACTCGTCCACCAATGATGTTCGTTCTTGATAGTCTTGGCCAGTTGTCTACATCTAAAGAGATGGAAGATAGTTTGGAAGGTAAGGACACAAGAGACATGACCAAATCTCAAATTATTAAAGCAGCATTTCGTGTGTTGACTTTAAAGCTAGCAAAGGTTAAAATACCGTTGTTAGTGACTAATCACGTATATGAGCTAGTCGGTTCATACGTGCCTACAAAGGAGTTGAGTGGTGGAACAGGTCTCAAGTACGCAGCGAGCACTATTGCTATGCTCTCCAAACGAAAAGAAAAAGATGGTGCAGACGTCATTGGAAACATCATCAGGGTTAAGATGTACAAATCCAGACTCTCAAAAGAAAACAGCCAAATCGAAGTGCTACTTACTTATGCCAAAGGGCTTGATCGGTACTACGGCCTCTTAGAGTTGGCAGAGAAGTATAAGATCTTTAAGAAGGTATCAACGCGATACCAGTTACCTGATGGATCAAGTTGCTTTGGTAAGAATATTAATGAAGACCCTGAGAAGTATTATACGGAATCAGTGATGGCGCTGCTTGAACAGGCAGTACAACAAGAATTTAAATATGGAGTAAATAATGACGAATGATGTGCAAGAGTTTTCATATACCGGTCCTGGTCCACAAGGAGACCGTGTTATAAACTTTAATCCAATCTTCCCTGTTCTTATTGCAGAGGTAGAGATGGACCTGCCTACACACCTGATAAACGAAGATGTAATGAGGCTTGCAGGAGATCAAAAGAACTACGAAGGTGGTTACAGTACATTTTTCAATAGACCAGAGATTGAAAAGATTACACACATGAATGGGCTACGTCAAGCAATCTATTCTATTGCTGTACGGTATGCAGAAGAAGTTGACTATGAATTAAACATAGAAAAGTGTTCTGTTGATTTATGGGTCAATCTAATGCGTAAAGGTGGTTACCATCCACCACATAATCACTCTCGCTCTCACTTCTCAGGAACATTCTATTCTAAAGTAGATAATACGTGTAGTCCTTTGGTATTGATGAACCCGACCGCGGCGTTTCGTATGCACGAGCCACCTCTGAAACAACAAAGCGCAACTCCTTTTGCAGCTGAGTCAATGACAATCCAACCAAAACAAGGTGTGTTGTATCTTTGGCCTTCATGGTTGTATCATTGCGTACCTGAAATGCAATCAGATAGCACCCGTATCTCTTTCTCGTTTAATATTGATTTTCTACCTTTGGGAGCTTAAATGGTTGAGGACTTGATCCTTTCAAACCTGTTACATAATGAAGGATATGGCCGTAAGGTCATTCCTTTTTTGCGGGTAAGATATTTTCATGACAAAAGCGATCGAGTTATATTTGAAACTATTACTAGCTATGTCGAACAGTATAATAGGTTTCCTAACAAGGTTGCTATTGAGACCGAGATAGAAAATCAGGCACACTTTACGAATGATGAGTTTGTTATACTTAAATCACGTCTTTCCGGATTAGAAGATAAACCAGCTGATGAGGAATGGCTTGTCACACAGACAGAGAAGTTCTGTAAGGACAAAGCAATCTTTAATGCAATATCTGATTCAATCAAGATTCTGGATGACAAGACAGGTAAACAAACACCGGGCGAGATTCCTTCCCTTTTAGAAGAAGCTCTCTCTGTATCGTTTGACACACACATTGGACACGACTTCATTGATGATGCGTCAATGCGGTATGATTTCTATCATAGAAAGGAAGAGCGGATTCCTTTTGATTTAGAGTACCTGAACCGAATAACAAAAGGTGGACTACCTAAAAAGACTCTTAATGTTATTCTTGCTGGTACGGGTGTTGGTAAATCATTGTTCATGTGTCATTGTGCCGCCTCACATCTTTCTATTGGTAAGAATGTTTTGTATATTACAATGGAGATGGCAGAGGAACGAATTGCTGAACGCATAGATGCAAACTTACTCAATGTGCCTCTTGATGAACTGGTTCTCTTGCCTCGTGATGTTTACGAGAAAAAGATTGCAAAAATAACAGAGAAAACAATTGGTAAGCTAATTATTAAGGAATATCCTACAGCTTCCGTTGGATCTGCTAATTTTAGACATTTGTTAAACGAACTACGCTTGAAGAAGAAATTTGTACCTGATATCATATACATCGATTATCTAAATATATGCGCGTCTAGTAGGCTCAAGCAAGGTGCCAATGTTAATTCGTACACATATATTAAAGCAATTGCAGAAGAGTTGCGAGGTCTTGCAGTAGAATTTAATGTGCCAATTGTTTCAGCAACACAGACGACTCGGTCTGGATTTACTAATTCGGATGTAGGTCTTGAGGACACATCGGAGTCATTTGGTCTACCAGCGACTGTCGACTTCATGGCTGCAATGATTACTACTGATGAACTACAGCAACTTAATCAGATTATGTTTAAGCAGTTGAAGAATAGATATGGGGATCCAACTTTTATGAAAAGATTTGTTGTTGGTGTAGATAGACCTAGAATGAAGTTGTATGATGTTGAACAGTCAGCGCAGCAAGGTGTAATGCAAGATGACCCTGTCTTTGATAAACCCGGTGATAGTAAATTCAATAGAGAAGCGTTTAAAGGATTTAGTTAATGTTTTTAGTTAAAGCGCTTGCATGGTTAGTTGTATATCCATTGGTCGTTTTAGGTTTTGGACTAAGCATAGCATTTGCATGCTTCTGGTTTTTGTTTAACTCTCCTATCGATATTTGGAATGTTTTAAGTGATGGAATCGAAAAAGCCGTAGTAGACGACTAATGAACATTATAGTAACCGGTTGCAGAAATCCTTATACAGAGCAGGAACTGATCAGCGGTACTCGGTTTTACGCCAGCGAATTACTTTCTTCAAAAATGTTGAAGCATGTTACTATAGAAATAGTAATAAAACCATTGGTTAGCGACTTGGGAAATTGTTGTATATCTTATTATAACGATTGGTACAAACCAAGAGAGTTTGTTATAGAACTTAGATCTCGCCGTAGTTTGAAGAACACACTAATTACACTAGCTCATGAAATGGTCCATGTTAAACAGTTTGCAAAAGGTGAGTTGAATCCTGCCAATGATAAATGGAAGGGTGAAAGCGTTGATACTGATATAGTTGAGTATTCTGATTTGCCATGGGAAGTAGAGGCGTCATCGCTAGAGTTTGTGTTATATGCACTTTACCAAGAAAGAAAAGCCGGAAATATATAATGATTGATATTCAGTGGAAGGGGAAGATAGGCTATGGCGATATCATTTCTCCAATTTGTTATGCACATAATGTTTCTTTTAAACTTGAGACGCCCGTTCGTCTAACGTTTAGATGGCCCCATGGACCGTTCCACAAAATACATCCTTCCGATCCTGAGACGCTTTGGGAAAGAGCTTCTTTTATCAACCTACTCTGTGAAAAGCAAGGAACAGATGTTGTTGTAATCCACAAGTTTGATGATCCTTTAGATATTAACCATACGAACTATGATTGGAATATCCTCAGTAAAGATCAATACCACAACCATTGGTTTCCCAAACAATCTCATATCGGTGGCTCTAATCTAATTGTGGTTAACTCGACACAAGGTAATACCAAGTCGTTAAAAGATTATGGCAAGGCATGGAAAGATCCTGTCGCAGAATACTGGCCTGATGTTATACAACAGCTGACGGAGAGGTACGAAGTTGCTGTGGTTGATTATAGAACCCCAATTTCTGATATGATTAGCTTATTAATCAGATCAAAAGGCTTTATCGGATATCACGGTACAGCTGCTTGGCCAGCAAAGTTTATGCAAGTCCCATCTATGTTGTTTACAGACGGCGGGAAACTATCGCGTAATGCGTTTCCGGAAGCATATATTAGTGTAAAGAAAAACTTGTTCGGGGATATTAGTGGAATTGAGCAATGTTTTAATTGTGCTAGTGAGCGGATTGCGATTAATCACTATATGTACGGCAATTATATGCCCGATGATAACTTTAGGAATCACTTGACTTATGAACTTTAACGTATACATTGGTTACGACGAGCGTGAAGATATTGCAGCAGAAGTGTGTGCTTACTCTATTAAAAAAAGAGTATTGTTTGATGAGCCTGATATTTGGTTTTTAAAAAGTCAGAACATAGACACATATACTCGTCCTAAAGAACCAAACCAATCGACAGACTTCACTTACACGCGGTTTATGATTCCATCCATTGAGATGTACGGTCTCGGTAAACAGTTCTCTGTGTTCTGTGATTGTGACTTTTTGTTTTTAGAGGATATAGGCAACCTCGTATACAGTATTGATACGACAAAAGCTGTTAGTGTTGTAAAGCATCCTTCATACATACCACACACAAGTATAAAGATGGATGGTGTCGCACAACACTCGATGCCACGAAAGAATTGGGCAAGCTTAATTGTCTTCAACAATACACATCCTTCAAACCGAGCATTGACACCAGATTATGTTAATACCGTAATGCCAGGACGCAAGTTACACCAGTTTGATTGGTTACAGGATGATGAAATTGGTAGTATTACAATGGAATGGAATACACTCGATGACTATTATCTTCTTGAGTACCCAAAGGCTATTCACTACACGGACGGTGGTCCTTGGTTTGTAGATTATAACAATACAATGTATGCACAAAGGTGGATTGATGAATTTGACGACTACACAAAATCTAAATGATATCTACAAAGTATATAAAGATACTCACGAACAGAAGCCACATTTTTTTAGAGGATATTCTATTGTTGTTTATCTACCAGAGATTGCACGTCTAATACAAGTATCGAATATAAAAACTGTAATAGATTATGGATGTGGAAAAGCAGAGGCATGGGAGCATTATAAATTAAAACAGATGCTCAATTTAGATGAGGTCGTTCTTTTTGACCCAGGTGTTGAGAAATATGCGTTGAAACCTAAAATACAATCAGACATGGTTATTTGTGTTGATGTTATGGAGCATGTCCCGGAACATCTTGTTGATGAGGTAATAGACGATATCTGTAACTATTCAAAGAAAGTAGTCTTCTTCGGTATATCAACACGATCATCAAGTAAAGCACTTACTAATGGGACCAATGCACACCCAACAGTCAAACCAGAGAAATGGTGGCGTAATAAGTTTGCCAAGTATGATCAACACCTTTTGATATCTCATTTTTCATCATGATATCGTTGAACGTAACCTACTACAATGATTTTGAGTTATTGAAGTGGTGGTATACAACAGTAAAACGTTTGGAGAATGAGGGGTACGAATTTATACTCAATATAGGTGATGATGGTTCAATGAAAAATCCAGCAGTAGATTTTTTTGAAAAGAATCAACCAACACAACACATGCATTTGTTCCGAGTTATAAAGGACATTGGCTTCAATTCTCACGGTACAAGAAATCTATTGATGAAACAAACAACGACAGAGTGGAACTTGATGTCTGATATTGATCGTCACTATCCCGATAAAACGTTGAAGATGATTAACGTATGTGAAGATGATCTAACAAAAGGATCGTACTATTCTTTCTATGAGATCAAGAAAGCTTCGCCAGATAGATTTTCACTGAATGACTACCTCGTTCATCATTATGATTTTTGGGAAACAGGTGGTTATGATGAGGAGTTTGTTAATATTCACTGGGGTGATAGGTACTTTCTTGAAACTTTGACACGTGTCGCAAAAAGAAATAAGATGGAATATTGGGATGTTCGGTATGTTCGCGGGGCAAGAAATGTGTCTTGGGAAGAAGTACCGTTTACAATATATCCGGATGATAAAACTCTCATACACCCGCTGGGAGCATGGGGTGATGAAACTTTTCGCCATACACTCAAAAAATTTGTCAGAGATCGTAATAAAACAGCAAAAGGTAGAAAATCTAAGCAAGTCCTTAACTTTGAATGGACACAAATATTCTAAGTTGTAAAACTTCGTCCTATGATGTAAAATACAGTTTTTAAGGAGTGTTTATGTTTCAACGTGCTGCTCGAATGAAACCCCATCTTAGTTCATTCGATAATCCAACTATTACCGTAGAGTCTTTGATTAAGTTTGTGCGCAACGCACAACATGCTCTAGAACAAGCAAAAGACATGGATAGCGCTGTGACATTTGAATGTCTGGCTGAATATCTTGAACACGATTACAAGCAAGGTACACCGCTAAAGTTTGAAGGACGTGCGATCGGAATATGATAAATAGTCTACAGAGATAGGATCGTAGATAAATTTTTTTAAAGGATTAAACATGTTAATAGACAAATATGCTAAATTTATTGCAGAACAATTAAAATCAACTAAAGAATACCAAGTCGAAGAAGAGGATGATGGAATAGATTTGGTAGAAAATTTTATAGCTGAGATGAAAGAAGCAAAAGACACAAAAATTACACTTGGCGATAAATCACATCCTATGAATAAAATACCTATTGAACATCATGCTGAGTTTAAAAAACAATACCCTGGTGTTCGTACTCGTTATAGAGGTAAAAGAGAAACACTAGATCAACAGCAAGCTCGGTCAGGTGGTCAAAAAGTACACCAACTGTACCGTTCTTTAGGATCTTTGAAGAGTGGTGAACGCGAGCGTCGTAGTCCTTCAACACAAGATACATTGAAAAAGGACGCAACACATTTTTACGCTCACCCCAGAGATATTGAAGCTGCTGGCCACAAACTTAAATAACTGAATGTATCAATGGTTCAAGCTCGCGTATCATCAGGTGCATCTGGCCAACAACAGGTAGCGGATTGGTTTAAAGGCACGCACGGTGCGACCATTGTATCAGTAGCTAAGCCTGGTTCTAATGTAACAGATATTGTTCTTGAAATAAAGAAAAAAAAATATAATGTAGAAGTTAAGGGTACCACCAACTTAGCAAGTGATGTTTCTATATTTGATCTTAGTGCGTCTCGCGCAAAATATGATTTTTATTATTTAAACGAGATGGCTAAATCAATGTTAATTGCTAGTGGAAATACGACCGGATTATCAAAGTGGAAGAATTCTGAATTTCTTTATGGTATAGATTTGTATAGGATTACAACTGGTGATAAAACGGTAGGATTTCCACTCGATGTAGGAGTCACTTCACGTGGTGGAAAGTTGCCCCCATACTACAGATCGACAAGCTCAACGGTTATTAGTACCACATACAAACTCCTGATGGAACATTTTGAAGAAAAAGATGATAATTTTTTTACAATTACATATAAAGATCAGATATATGCGTGGTACACTGGATCAGGTCAATCCCCCATAAAAAGTATTCCAAAGCTTGCACAAACAGATTTAAAATCAGCCTCACTAGCAAGTTATGGTGTCGAGTATTATCGAAAAGATATTCCTGAAAAAGGTATCAAAAAAGGTGATCTACGCGGCGTATTAAGAACAGCATTGAAAATAAAATTTAATCTATAATGATATCATTTCAATACTTTTTATCTGAAGCTGTGGCTTCGGAAGACAAACTAAAGCATCTTGAGCATGCAGAAGACCACCATATCAATGCTGGTAGGGAAGGCTACATGCATGCAGCAAAGACGTTGCACTCGGTACACCAGGCAATGTCTGGTGGAGGAAAAGATGCTCACATTACAACGAAGTATGACGGCTCTCCTTCTATTGTATTTGGACACCATCCAACAACAGGCAAGTTCTTTGTTGCAAGTAAATCTGCTTTCAATAAAGATCCAAAAATTAATCATACGCCTGAAGACATTGAGAAGAATCACGGAAACGTTCCGGGGCTTGCTGAGAAGCTAAAGCATGCACTTAAACATCTTCCAAAGATTGCTCCTGACAAAGGAGTGTATCAGGGTGATGTAATGCACTCGGGTAAGGGTGATGTCAAATCTAACGGCGATGAATATCACTTCAAACCAAATACTCTTACATACGGTGTGAAGAAAACTTCACCAGAAGGTCGCAAGATCGAACAATCAAAGTTTGGATTAGTTGTACATACTCAGTACAAGGGTAAAGATCTTGAGGGGATGAAAGCTGACTTCAAGCCAGACTTGAATAAATTTAAAGAACATTCAGATGTTCATATGATTAAGCCAACAATTGACGCGACAAAGGCTGCTTTTAATAAAAAGACATCGGATGAGTTCCATTCTCATATGAACAATGCGGAAGCAGTGCATCAACGTATCAGTAAGGATAAAGGTTATGATGCAATCCAACAGCATCAAGAAAACCTTAAGACTTATATCAACAAGACAGTGCGTGACAGCTCTACTCCTTCAGTCGCAGGATACAAGACTCACGTTAAAGAAAAAGGTCAGAAAGATGTTGACAAGCTAAAGACCCCAGCTGGTAAGGCTACTCGTCAAAAGGCTCTTGATCTATCAATGAAGCAAATTGATCAGCACAAGAAACATCTTAACAATGCTCTGGAGTTGCACGGCCATGTACAAAAAGCAAAAAATACATTGATCCATGCAATGGAGCCCGCTGTTAAAGGTGACTTCACAACGTATAAGACAGACCCAGAAGGTAAGTTACAACCAGCAAAGAGTGAAGG